ATGCAAACAAATACACACGACTGGCATCCAGCCGAAGTGAAATGTGCGCTGGAGAAGTTAGGCACCAACCTAAGTGAGCTGAGTGAAAAAAACGGCTTGGCGAGATCAACACTGCGTAACGTGTTTCGTGCGCCTTGGCCGAAAGGCGAGCGAATCATCGCGGATGCGCTGAATGAGAAGCCGGAAAACATCTGGCCTAGTCGCTACATGCGTAAAACGGCGTAGGTGGTCATATGTGGTTTACAGCTAAAGAGATGATCGGCTATCCAGATATGCCATCTAGTGTTCACAAAGTCCGAGCAAAGCTGGACAAGCTATCGGGAAGAGATGAGAAGGTATTCCGCCAGAGAGCTGGCTCGAAGGCTTTTGAATACCATGTGTCTTGTCTTCCGAAAGAAACGCAAGAGCACATTTACGCCCAGCAAGCTGCCGAGCAGCATGAGCGCGATCGGGCGGAGCGCGAGGAAGTCGCCAAGGCAATCCGCGCGCAGTTTGTGGAAGAAAAAACCGAAGCCACTTCGGATGAAAAGCTAGCCGCATTGCAGTTGATGAGTGGCTGGAATCCAGAACGTAAGAACCGTTGCTTTATTCGCTATGACGTGATGAAGGCATGTGAAGAATACATCTCAAACGTCGCCACCTTGGGCGTTGGCCGCACTCAGGCCACGCGTGATTTCTGCGCCATGTTCAATGCGCGCTCACTGCCCTTTGGTGATGATGTATTCAATGTCCTAAACGGCAACTTAAGTGATGTTTCAATGCGCCGTTGGCGCAAAGACTACCGCGAAGGTGGCATTGCGAATCTGGATCGTCGAGTCAACGTTAATAAGGGGCAATTCTTAATTGAAACGCAGCCTGAAATTAAGCAGTTCGCGCTGGCCTTCATTACAGAGTTTCCGCATGCGCAAGGATTCAAGTTGCATAACGCCATTTCTGCGCATTTTAAAGGTCAAGAGGTACGCATTCCTTGTCTGCGTTCGACGCAGCGCTGGCTTAATTGGTGGAAAGAGAAAAACGCGAGTCTGTTCGAATCTATCCATAACCCAGACGCTTGGAAGAACAAGTTTAAGAGCGCCTTTGGTAGCGCCAGCGAAGGTATCGACCATCTCAATCAACTTTGGGAGATGGACGCCACCCCTGCTGATTTGCAGATCACTCTCGCGGATGGCAGCAAGCGCCGCTACCACATCACCGCGTTGATTGATGTGTACTCTCGCACCCCAAAAATGTTGGTGACAGAGACGCCGCGTACAGAGTCCAACGCCACCTTGATGCGCCGAGCCATTTTAGATATGGGCAAGCCTTGGAAGGTGAAGATAGACAACGGTAGCGACTACGTTTCTCGCGGCATGATGTTTGTGCTTGATGCGCTCGGCATTGACTACGAGATCTGTCCGCCGTTTAGCCCTTGGAAAAAGCCGCACATTGAACGCTTCTTCCGCCACTTTAGCCATGACTTGTTAGAGCTAAAGCCAGGCTTTATTGGTCACAACGTTGCAGAGCGCAAGGCGATTGAAGCGCGCAGCACGTTTGCCGAACGCCTGATGAAGAAAGATGAAGTGATTGACGTCAGCATGACGCCAGAAGAGCTGCAAACGTTCTGTGATGAGTGGGTTGAGCACGTTTACATGCACAAAACCAATCGCAGCCTAGGCGCAACACCGTTCGAGATGGTGAGTAACTACACGGGTGAGATTCAGCGCATCAGCAATGAACGCGCACTCGATCAGCTGCTCTCTGTGCCCACTAAGGGCGGCGTGAGAACGGTGAGTAAAGGCGGCATTGATGTGGATGGCCTGAATTACATCGACGGTCAGCTATCGCTGCATATCGGCGAGCGAGTGCAGATCCGCTACGACAAGCATGACGTGGGACAAATCGTGGTAAGCACGCTTGAGGGTGAGTTTATCTGCGTTGCGGTGTGTCCTGAGTACAAAGGTATCAGTCGCCAAGCGATTGCCGATGAGGCGTCTCGCTTGCAGAGAGCGCACTTGAAACAAGCGCGTAAAGAGATCAGCGCGGCGAAGCGTAAATACAAGGTGAAAGATGCGGCAGACAGCATCATTGAGGCGGCTGCAACACGCAATAGCACCTTGGTCACCATGCCAAAACGCAGCACTGAGTACACCAATACCCAGTTGCAAGGCGCGGCTGATGCAGTTGAGGCGCTTAAAGGCACCGAGCGCACTGCATGGGACGAGTTAGAGCAGAAAGAAGCCATGCGCAAAATCGTGACCAAAGAAGACGACACAGGCAAAGCCCGTTTTTGTCGGTGGTTGGATTTGCACAAGAAGGTGGAATCTGGTGAAGCGCTGGATGAGATCAATCGTCACTGGAAGGAAATTTACGAACAAAGCCCAGAGTTCAAGGGCAATTACATGGTCTGGGAAGACTTTGGTGACAGAGCGTTCCGCTAACAACGTCTGCCACCAAACATAACAACGAGGTCAATTATGAAACACAAAATTATCCCTGTCAAAAACGTCACTCGCTTGGCACAGGCTTACCGAGCGCTGGAGTCTCGCCCACTGAACACGCCAGGAATGGGCTTGGTGTGGGGTGAAACAGGTCGAGGAAAGACAACAGCCACCACTTGGCTGATCAACCGCTGTAACGGCATCTATGTACGCGCTCTGGCGCTTTGGAATGCCTCTTCGATGCTGCGCGCCATTGCGGAAGAGTTGGATTTAGACACGAAAGGAACTCGCACCTCTTTGGAAGTGCGAGTGATCGAAAAGCTGGCTGAAACGCAGCGCCCTCTTTTTGTCGATGAGGCAGATCACATCGTCGGCAATGAGCAGATGATGGAGACGCTACGCGACATCCACGACCTATCTACTGTGCCAGTGATCATGATTGGCATGGGCCAGATGCGCAAGAAAGTGGCGCGCTACGCCCAGCTTGAAAACCGCATCATGCACTGGATTGAGTTTGAGCCATGCGATTACGCCGATGCCATGACAATGGCTGAAGGCATGTGCGAAGTGGATGTGGAGGAAGACCTGTTAGCTGAGCTTATCGAAATGACTCGCGGAGAGGTTCGCCGCTTGGTGGTTGGCCTTGCACAAATTGAAGATGAAGCCAAAACACAGGGGCTTTCAAAGATAGGTAAAAGCCAGTTTAAACGCGATTTCTTCCTTGGTCAGCGACCTAGTCCAAAAGGAGGCCGCTAATGGCAATGAAACGCCCTTATCACGCAGGCGCGCCGAAGCAGAAGATGTGGCAGTCCATGCGCATTATGCGCTTCTTTACGCCCTCGGACATCGCACAAACCGCTGAGGTGTCCGTGGAGTACGCCACAACGTTTATTAATGTTCTGCGTCGTGCTGGCTACATCAAGCGCCAGCCCGACGCAACGGGCCAGTTCGCACCTCACCAGCTACTGAGAAACACAGGGCCGCACGCCCCTCGCCACTGGCGAAAAGAGCGTCAGGTGTATGACTTAAATCGCGAGGTGACCTATGGACTGGATTGATGAATTGCGCGCTGCGTGTGCTCGCTTAGGACAGAAAGAAATTGCCAAGCGAATTGGCTACAGCAATGCCGTGATTAGCCAAGTGCTCAACAACAAGTACCCAGGCGATCTTGAGCGCGTAAAGGCGCAGGTGGAAGGTGTTTTGATGAAACGCGTGGTGGATTGCCCAATGCTTGGCGAGATCACCTTAGATGTTTGCCGCAACCATCAGCGCCGTAAGTTTTCAACTGTAAACCCAATGCGAGTGCAGATGTACAGGGCGTGCCGAGGTGGATGTCCGCACAGCTCGCTTTGTAAGGAGTGAGCCATGTTTCAGTTCTATGGACGACGGGAGACCAGTTTCGTTTGTGCTTTCGGAGTGAGCCGCTATCTGTTTAGCGTTGCGCTTCGCTACGGAACGGTGAGCGTCCCGCAAGCGCGATTTCCGCGCCACCTAGAAGAGGGTGAGTTTGTTTTATGGGTGATGCGTGATGTGCGCGATAACCCAACAGGGAAAGAGCTAACGCTGTTCGTCACATCCATTAATGGTGAGCACGTTAGGTTCGAGGTGGTTAATGGCGATCCTGATGAGTTTTGGAAACAGCAAGTAAGCGAGGCATAGCATGAGCAAGCTTCCCCAAAACCCAGAATATCGAGCGGCATTTGAGGCGGTAGTTGGTTTGCTCAAAGCGGCTCAGGAGCGAACGCTCTCATGTGACGAGAGCGTGCAATTAAACCTGCATATGGCGACATGTCGCCGATTTGAAGAAGGACTTAACCAATGAGTAGAGTGAAATACGAATACAAAGGCGCTAAAGGTCTTACTGAAATCTCAAAGCTTACTGGTATCTGCAAAGCGACGATTAAGGCGCGAATGCAAAGGAATAAATGTAGCGTCAAAGAGGCCGTTGAGCATCAGGCAGAGGAAAGTCGTCCTGAGTGGCAAGGCCATGTCGGTTTTACAGCCATCGCTAACGCTTTTGGAATTGAGCGATCCACGCTTAGCAATCGCGTTAGAAAAATGGGCCTATCCATCGAAGAGGCGCTAACAAAAGAAAGCTTCCATAAAGGAAATAAAAGGGCTGACAAAAAAGAATCGCTCGAAAATGGGTTGCTTACAAAGCTAGACCCGCGTTGGAAATTGGCGCTGGGCATTAAGGAGTGCGCATGAATATGAACATCAAACGTCGCGCTTTGGCGAACGCCACAGAGCAACTGGTTAACGCGGGTGCAAGTGTGATCTCTTTTCGCGCCGATTTGGCAACGCCAGTGATGAATATCGAGTTTCCGCCTGTGTGGCTTATCGCCAAATCTCAGGTTGTTACCGAGCGCAAAGGCGGCAAGCGAATCACCTCTGGCGTAGCTCGTGTTTCTGGCTGCGTAGTTCGCTGGATTGAACGCGCAGAAGATGAGCCATCACCCATGGCAGATTTCAACCACTATTCGCCAGAGCTTATCGCTATATGGCCGAAGAATTTTTAGGAGGGCTCATGGCCAAGTTAACAAAAGGCGAGATCCAAGGGATAAGGCTTATCGCTGATGTTTATGTCTTGAATGACCTTATGGAAAACGTTTTTGGAAAAGAGGAGTGCTTTGTTGGGCGTATGGACGGACTTAGAAGTCACGTGAACAAAGCGTGTCCAAAGTTTCAATTGGCTCAGGAAGAGCTTCAAAAGCAAATCCAAAACGTTCGAAAAGTTTGGATTAATGAACTAGCAAATAAATAGGTGATGAAATGAACAACCAACCACAAGAAACCGAAATTCCACAAGGCTGGAAACTAGACCGAAAAGGTCGTCTTGTTCAGGAAAGCAATATCGACGCTTATGACATCGAGATGGATGCATTTGTGATGAAGCACATTAGTAAAGCGCTGGAAATCCAAGCCATGATGCGCGAATTCAAAAAAGAAGTTTATGCAGACTGTTATGCCTTCATGGAACTGATTGCTGAAAAATATGACACCAAAATTGGCGGAAGCAAAGGCGGCGTTTCCTTTACCTCGTTCGATGGGAAAAAACAGATTCGTATTTGTGTTCAAGACCGTATCGTTCTTGGCCCGGAGCTGAAGGTGGCGGAACTGCTATTGAAAGAGGTGGCAACTGAATGGGTTAGAGATTCAAGGCGCGAGGTAAAGCCTTTTATCGATGAGGCGTTTGAGACCGATAAAGAAGGCTCGATTAGCGTGAGCAAAATCCTCAGATTCAGAAGCAAATACAAAACATTGTCTGATGACGAGCGATGGGTTCAGGCGATGGAGGCTATCGGCGACTCTATTCAGGTCGTTGGCTCGAAAACCTACCTCAACTTCAAAGAGCGCAACGGGGAAGAAAAGTACCTCAACATTCCTCTCGATATCGCCAAGTTGTAGAGGTGCTTCATGGAAGTGCCGACGCGTTACGGAAGACTAACCGTCACGCTCCACGCCAAGGAGCGCTGGCAGGAAAGAACGGGGCGTAGTTTGTGGGAACTTATCGGGGCGGTGCTTAAGGCGCGCCGCCCAACCAAAAAACCAACTTCGCCGAATTATGAAAAAGGAAAAGGGCTGGCAACCTAAGCGGATACTTGAATGTGAACACGCTTACTTCCTGCTTCGAAATAACCACATCGTCACGGTTTACGACAAGAGACAAGGAGTAACTTTTGATGACTAGTCAGGAATCTATTCGCTATCAGTCTCGCGCTAGAGCGACAAGAAAGCAGGAGATTGGTGGTCAGTTTGAGCTTGCTTTTCTTAGCTGGTCTGCTGCCGCTGAGTCGGCACTCTGTGCCAAGAATCGCCACTGGGCGCTAGCGAGAGCGGATCGCTGTCGTGCGCAGGCCGCTATTCAGCGCAGATCGCAAGGTGTTCGGGGGGTGGCGCATGTGTGAGCATCTGCAACGCCCATTCATTAGCGTTCACTCTCGTCGTCAGCTGGAGCGCGAGATCGAGATGGCCGAAGCGCTGGTTGAGGCGGACGGAACGGCCTTCCCCGATTGCACTTTCGAGGATGGCTACATCGCAGCGCTGAAGTATGTGATGAACATGGAGGGCTCAAACGTTCGTGAGGAATATGAGGAAATGATGAATGAAGGAGTCGAAGAAGCGAATTGACCCGCTGATTAGTTACATCATGGCTCACCTATGTGCCAAGTGCACGCAAGAGCAAGCAGAAGCATGGGCAGATAAGCACTGTGGGGATTGGCGAAATACGCCACTCCCCAAGGCGAAAAGAATCGAATCAATATCAAGCAACGAGAAGGAATGGGAAGAATGAGTGAGCTTAAGGGCAAGCCAATCACCAAAGAAATGTGGGAAGACATCGAGGCTGAGATGTCCGGTAGCTATGTCAACGTCGAGTTTGCCTACAAAGGCCACGAAGTGACTGTTCAGCGAGTGCGCTGTTCTGAATCTAGAACTAGCCTTCAGGTTTACATTGACGGCGCAGTTAAGGGTGAGTGGGTGAGTTTTTCGCGTGATGCTGTCGATGGTGTTAGCGATAAAGCGCCAGGCATTCTAAAAGATGTATGGTGCAGAAAGACCAAAGCGAAATATGACGCAAAATTCAAAGCGGCTGTGACGAAAATTTGGGGCAAGCGTAAGGTTAAGAGAAGATACCCAGACCTTGAGGAAAAACACGTCTTCTACCTGCCTAATTTTTCCAAGGCATCCGTCCTTTGTCGTCAGTTTAAAAAGCTGAAAGGGCTTGAGCTGAAACGCGCAATGTTTCTCGATATAGAGGAGAAGGTGCTATGAAACTTTGTCGCTGCCCTATTTGCCATTCAAACCTGCATCTTGATGCGCTGATTGCAGACGATGCAGGCCGTGAACTGTTGGCCGCTGTGGCAAAAATGCCGGATTTCATTGCGCGCCCGATGATGAGTTACATCACCCTGTTTCGCCCGCTTAAATCAGACCTATCAAACAGCCGCGCTCTGCGGCTGATTGAAGAGGTGTTGGCGGAGCACAAAGCAGATCACCTTCTTGCTAGTGCCTTGATCGAATGCACCACCAAGTTGCGTGAAAAGCGCGTGTTGATGGGTGATGAAAAGCCGCTTGCAAACCACAACTACCTAAAAAGCGTTTACAAAACGCTGGCAGTGAAAAACAACGTGGCGGTTGCGGCTTCGCCAAAAGCCCAAGCGGAGCCAGCGCAACCAGATAACAGCGCATGGTACATCCAGCGCGCTAACCAAATGCTCGCACAAGGCAAAGACCCGCTAGCAGAAACAAGCCCAATCGCAGCCAAGCTGCGTGAGCTAGGATGGAAATCATAGCGAAACAAGCAAGGTTCGCCTTGCTTGTCTGTCTAGCGTGGTTGCTAGGCACTGATGAGCAGCCAATGGAGTTTTTATTATGTTCGGTGAATACACGCCGCTAATGAAAGCAGGTTTACTAGAGCGCCGATTGAATGCAGGAAAAGCACTGGTTGATCCAGAACTTGGCTTGCAAAAGCGCTGCCCATGCTGTGAGGAGTTCTGGCCACAAGATACGCTGTTTTGGTCGCTCTCTCCGCGTGAAGCAGATGGCCTGCAAACTTGGTGCAAAGCTTGTCAGTTGGATTATAAGCAAAGCCGAAAGTCGGCTTGAGGGTGGTTTTATGTGCGATTACAGCGGCTATGATTTTGGTGCTCATTATCCTGATTCTTGTTGTATTGATGGGTATCTTTGGGATTTGGATAGCGGAGGTGTGGATGATTTTGGGAATTCATACTTAGATAACGGTGGGTACATGCCATGCCCACAGTGCAACGCAAAACAAAGGGTAAATTACCAAGCTGAAGATATCGAGAATGATGGTTATGAATCTCTTAATCATCCCTTGACGACAAAAATGGTTAAGAACGTAATGGGAAAAATTCCTTCAAATAAGAGGAGAATGGCGATGCGATATTGGCGAAAAGGGAGAAGAGAGGCAATTAAAGAGGCAAAGTTGGAGGGTTAGTTAATGTCCAAACTCCTTAAACTCGTACAAATCGGTAAGCGCGAATTGCAACTTAGCGATGAAGCATACCGAAACCTACTTCAGGAAGTCACAGGCCAGCGCAGTTCGCGCGGCCTTGATGATTTCAAGTTAAGCAAAATGGTTGACCGCATGAAGCAGATGGGCTTTGTGCCAGTTAGCAAAAACAAAGTGGAGGCAAAGAAATTCAGAGCCTATGAATCCGAGAAGATTCTAGCCATCTGGATAACCATGAACAATCAAGGCTTCTTGCGTAACGGCAGCGATTTGGCATTGGATGCCTACGTTCGCCGCATGACTAGCCAAATCAACGGCAAAGGCGTGGCAAAGTTAGCGTGGATTGATTCAGAGCAAGCAGCCTACGTGCTAGAGGCTTTAAAGAAATGGCACTATCGCCTAATGCGTGATGCGATTGTTGCAGCAGGTGGCCGAGTTCCGATGAACGACAAATGCACAGGGCCAGCGGGTTATGATAAGTTGGCGTGGTTTTATGAACATGAATTTAAAGGAAAACACAATGAGTAACAGAGCCTTTTATTTTGTCATCGCGATGGTGGTGGTGCCGATTATTTTATGGGGCGTTTGGTTTAATGCTTCAGAGCACAGCAAGGACATAATCAAAAGCTTGTTTGATTCAACCATCGAGCGCGCTTGTTTTGAGAGTATCAAAGGCCGATTGAACGATCCGGAAACGGCCTATCTAATCAAAGATGAAAGCTTGCGAAACGCCAACCTGCTGGATAGGCCGGACGTTTACGGAGAAAGGACGATTAAAATAGACATTCGAGCAAAGAATGCGTTTGGTGCCTATGTTGTCCAGCGGTTTGAATGCACAGCGGTTGGCAAAGAGATTAAGTGATTAACATGCTCAAACCGTAATACCTGATTTATACTTATAACACCTCGCGCTGCGGGGTGTTTTTCTATCAGGAGGGTGACATGAGCAATGAAGAAAATCTCGACATGTTTGGGTTTGACAATGTCGATTTAAACGCGGTTGAAAGCGTGATTGAAGATGATAAAAAAAGCCCAGAGACGCTAAAGCAAATCTATTCTCTGTTTCGCAGAGAGTTAGGCCAAGAATCCGCGGTTAAGCTGCTTGGCGAGTTCTGCAAGCATTTTGGTGGCTTTCCTATCTACGTTCCAAAAGGTCGCAAACTTGAGGCAGAGATAAAGAAAATCAGCATTTGGAACGATTTTAATGGCCGAAACGTTGAGGAGCTTGCAAAAAAATATGACGTTTCTGTTTTTCATGTTTATCATGTGCTCAAGTTGATGCGCCACGAAGAGCAAAAGAAAAGGCAACCCGAGCTTTTTTAAATTCAGCTTAATTCACCACTCTCCTATTAAAAAAGCACAATCAGTTCAATAAATATCTGAACGGGTTGTGCTTTTATGTTTACCGAATTCCCCTTTTCTACCGCTGGATACTCGCTTGAATTTTGCAATGCCGTGCTGTTCGTGCTGACTGCTGAGGGCGGTTTGCGTGATGATGGCGGATACGTTAACGACCCTAAAGATAAGGGAGGAGAAACGAAATACGGCATCAGCAAGCGCGCCTTCCCTAATGTTGATATCAAATCTCTGACCATGGATGACGCGGTAAAGATTTACCACGACAACTACTGGAATCCCTCTTTCTGTGATGAGTGGGCTGGCCCTGTCGCGTTGTTAACCTTTGATAGCGCAGTGCAACATGGGGTTAAGTCAGCAATTAAAATGCTACAAGAGTGCGCAGGTACGGTTGACGACGGTCTAGTTGGAAAGAATACCCGCGCTGCAATTCACTCTTGTGATGTTGAATACCTCACTGCGCGTTACGTCCTTCGTCGCTCTCGCTATTACGCTCGTATCATTAAGAAAAACCCAGATCAAGTTCGATTTATTGAGGGGTGGCATAACCGCCTCGTGCATTTACTTAATGCTGCGTGGGAGTGCCAGTAATGAAGCGGCTAAAAAATCAAGAATTCTCTTATGCCAAAGGGCGCGAAAAGCGCCTAGAAATTGAGGCGCAAGCATGGCAAAAAGGCATGCCTGCGCCAAGCAAGCCGCCGCTATTCTCCCACGATGCCACGCTTCAAAGTTATTTCAATAAGGGGTGGCACAGCGTCACGCCTTGTGACGTTCGCTTGCACCTTGGCATTGCCAAAACAGACGCAGGCACAGACCTTATTTCAAAGATTCGGAGATTCAAACAATGTCACTTCTCTCGATAGCGGCCCTTGCTTTGCAGGCTGGGCCGTCTGTTATTCGCGGCATTTCCAGTTTGTTTGGTGGCAATGAAACGGCAGAGAACTTAGCCAAGGCCGTAGAAGCGGTGGATGGTGCCGTCAGTATGAGCAAGGAGCAAAAGCAAATTGCCCTTACTCGTGAGTTGCAGGCTATGCCGCCAGAAGCTTTGGTCGATCTTGAGCGCGTTAAGGTGGAGATGGAAAAAGAAATCACTCGCCGCCAAGAGCTTGCGCTGCAAGATAAGCAGGCAGAGCACCACGAAACGCAAGAGACCATTCGCGCTGGCGACAAAGCAGCGGATGAATACGTAAGGCAAACGCGCCCAAAAATGGCACGTCAATCCTTCTTGTATATGGTGCTTTATGTGTTCCTCTTTGAGGGGCTAAGAGTTAACGGCTTAGGTGTGGGCGCAGATATCTATATCGCACTGACTATTGGCTCTATTGCGTTTGCTTATCATGGCCTCAGAACGGTCGATGGCTTTGCGCCTTATTCAAAATCAAGCGGCGATAAGGTTGCTGGAGCGCTTAAAAGCGTCATTAAGGGGCGCTGATGGTCGATGTATTTGATAAAGCCCAAGAGCTTGATCAGTTATTTCGTGATCGCGCGTTGGCTAGCCATAAAAAATCAAGAAGCCATGAAAAGCCAGATGAAGATGAATTCGGTAATCGCTATTGCTTAACCTGCGGGATTGTTATTCCGCCAGCAAGAATTAAAGCGATACCAGATGCTTGTCATTGCGTTAGTTGTCAGTCTAGGAAGGAGCCACGTTAATGGATTTGTTTGTGAAGTATTTTTCTATTGCGTGGACTGTAATTACCTCCTTCATCATGGTTGGTTTGGTCTTGCTTTCTAAGACCTACGCCAAGCGTGAAGATGTGGCAAAGGTGGACAAGAAAGTGGATGACTTACAGGCGCAAGTTAACGGAATGCCTACGCAAGAGCGAGTGAATGAGCTCCTTGTTGAATTGGCAAATACCAGGGGCGAAATGAAAGAGCTTCGCGCTCAGATTCAGCCCGTCGAGCACTTGGCAAGGCTCCTTTTAGAACAACGTTTAAAGGATGATAAGTAGAGGTTTACATGTCATTTAAAGAGCTATTAACCGAAGACCAGCGCCTTGTGATCTTGCGCTCTCTTCATGAAATGCACGGCTATGAAGCAAACGAATCCATCATTGATTCGTGCCTTGATGCTTATGGCCACAAAATTAGCCGTGATGCGGTTCGCACACATCTTTTCTGGCTTCAAGAGCAAGGCTTGGTGGCCCTGCGTGAAGTGGCAGGTTGCCAAGTGGCTCGTTTAACTGGCCGTGGTGAAGATGTTGCAACGGGCCAAGCTCAGGTTCCAGGTGTAAAGCGCCCACGCGCTTAAGGGGTGAGCATGCAAGTAGCCAGCAACCGTAAGAGCAAAGTTGAACTGCTGCCAGAAGAAATCCGCAATACGCTGAATGTCTTTATTCGTAGCGGCAACATGACCCAGAAAGACATTCTTGAAGCGGTCAATCAGATGATTGATGAAGCGGGTTTGGGTGATGATGCCAAGCTAAGCCGCACAGGGTTTAACCGCTATGCCAAGCGCATGGAAGAGATGGGCCAGCGCTTGCGCCAGTCTCGCGAAATCGCCGAAGTGTGGGTTTCTAAGCTCGGCGATGCGCCAACGTCTGATGTCGGCAAGCTGCTGCAAGAGTTCGTTAGAACGATGGCGTTTGACACATCAATGAAGATGATGGAAGCGTCAGAAGGTGAAGAAGGTGAAGTAATCTCACCCAAAGCGCTCGGTCAATTGGCCTTGGTAGTGCAGCGCATCGAAACCGCAGCGATGTCCAGCATGAAGCGCGAGAAAGAAATTCGATCCGCCTATGCGGCAGAGGCGGCAGAGAAAACGGAAGCCGTTGCGAAGAAAGCGGGCCTTACTGCTGAGACGGTGAAAATGTTGAAAGCCGAGCTGCTGGGGATTGCATAATGAATGAAGCGTTAGAGCTCAATTCCATCACCAAAGGCGTCCTTGTCGAGTTTGACAAGGACGAGCTTTTGCTTGGCTATCAGAAGCGCTGGATCCAAGATGACTCAACGTTAAAAATTGCAGAGAAGTCGCGCCGGACAGGTTTGACGTTTGCCGAAGCGGCAGATTCATCTCTCACGGCGGGAACGGCTAAGGGTGAAGGCGGCTCTAACGTTTTCTATGTTGGCTCGAACAAAGAGATGGCGCGCGAATTTATTGATGCCGTTGGTCTTTGGGCCAAGATATTTGATAAGGCTGCTGGAGAGGTTCAGGAAGAAGTTATCAACAATGAAGACAAAGACATCCTAACCTTTGTTATTTATTTTGAATCTGGCTTTAAGGTTCAGGCTTTATCAAGCAACCCTTCTAACCTTCGTGGTATGCAGGGCACGGTTATTATCGATGAGGCGGCGTTTCATGATCGCCTTGCTGAGGTGCTAAAAGCGGCGTTGGCACTCACAATGTGGGGCGCTAAAGTTCGACTTATTTCAACCCATAACGGCGTTGGCAACCTTTTCAATCAGCTGATTCTGGATAGCCGCGCTGGGCGTAAGCGCTACTCCATTCACACAATAACGCTCGACGATGCCTGCGCTGAGGGGCTGTATAGACGCATTTGTCAGATACAGAAGGTGGAGTGGTCGCAAGAGAAAGAGGATGAGTGGAAGGCGAACCTACTCAAAGATACGGCCACCAAAGAGGATGCGCTGGAAGAATATTATTGCGTGCCTAAAGCCTCAAGCGGTCAATACATCCCTATGGTTTTGATTGAGTCTGCCATGAAGCCAGGCGCGCCTATTTTAGAGATTGAAGCGCCTGATGGCTTTATGGAATGGCCAGAAGGTGCTCGCCATATCTTCATTCAGCACTGGTGCAACACCGTTCTCCAACCAGAAATTGATAAGCTAGATCCCCGCCACAGCCACTCGTTCGGCGAGGACTTTGCGCGCAAGGGTGACTTGTCTCAGTTTGTTCCTCTCGCTCAGCGCAAGGACTTAACCAAGTACGTGCCATTTTTTGTAGAGCTGAGAAATATGCCCTACAAGTCCCAAGAGCAAGTGCTTTTCTATTTGTTGGATAGGTTGCCTCGCAAGCGTGGTATGGCGTTCGATGCAACGGGTAATGGTGGCTATTTGGCGGAGTCTGCCGCTTTGAGATATGGCACTGAAATGGTGGCGCAAGTTAACTTAAATGAGCCTTGGTATCGTGAGTGGATGCCAAAACTAAAGGCGCAGTTTGAAAGTCAGAATATTGAAATTCCAAAGCACGAGAATGTGCGAGATGACTTATGCCAAATCCAAGTGATTAATGGCGTGCCGAAAATTGATAAAGGCAAAACAAAGGGCTCTGATGGCAAGCAGCGGCATGGTGATTTTGCTGTCGCTCTGGCAATGGCAGAGCGCGCCAGTTGGATGGAAGGCAGCGCCATCGAGTTTACTCCTATCCCTGCCAAAACCGATATTGATGAAGATGACGAATACCACGCGTTTGATCGCGGTGGATGGTGATGTATGAACAAAAAACTTTCTAGCATTGTTGATATTTGGGGGCGTCCGATTGAATCGGATGTTTTTGTCGAGCCTCAAACGGAATCGGACGCAAGGCTTGGCCAGTTGCATCGACAATACGCAGACCACCCTTCATCTGGGCTTACGCCTGCGCGCTTGGCGTCCATTATGCGAGATGCGGAGCAAGGTGACTTAAAGGCGCAATGCGAGCTGGCTGAGGATATGGAAGAGAAAGACGCCCACATCCAAAGCGAGATTGGCAAGCGCCGCATGGCCCTTCAAGGTGTTGAGTGGAACATCAAGCCGCCGCGCAACGCCACGGCGGCAGAGCAGCGCGATGCGGATATGATTCAAGAGATTCTTGAAGATGCCACATGGTTGGAAGATGCAATTTTTGACCTAAGCGATGCCACGCTTAAAAGCTTCTCTAATCTTGAAATTGAGTGGGAATATCAGCAAGGCACTCACTACATCGAGAATGTGCATTATCGCGATCCCTCTTGGTTTAAAACGCACCCAGAGAACCGCAACGAGTTGCGCCTCATTGATGGAAGCTACCAAGGCGCTGCGCTTCAGCCGTTCGGCTGGGTTAGTCACACCGCAAAAGCCAAGAGTGGCTATTTGGCGCGAAGAGGTTTGGTGCGCGTTCTGGCGTGGCCGTTCCTATTTAAAAATTATTCTGTGCGCGATCTCGCTGAGTTCCTAGAGATTTACGGCCTTCCTATTCGCCTTGGTAAATACCCAGAAGGCGCAACAGAGAAAGAGAAGGCAACTTTGCTGCGCGCGGTGATGAGCATTGGCCATAACGCAGGCGGCATCATTCCGAAAGGGATGGATATCGATTTTCAAAACGCGGCAGACGGCCAGTCTGACCCGTTTATGGCGATGATGACATGGTGTGAGAAATCACAGTCCAAGGCTATTCTTGGTGGCACGCTCACTTCCCAAGCGGACGGAAAGACAAGCACCAACGCGCTAGGCAATGTGCACAACGAAGTGCGTACCGAGATACGTAATTTCGATTTGATGCGATTGGCTCAAACGCTAACGCGCGATGTGGTTTATCCGCTTTATGCGCTTAACGGAAAAAGCTATCAGCACCCTCGCCGCCACCCTAGGCTGGAATTCGAGATTGCAGAGCCGGAAGACGTTAAAGCGCTCTCTGATTCTTTGCCTGGCTTGGTGAGTTTGGGCATGCGCATTCCGCTGCAATGGCTGCACGATAAAACGCAAATACCAATGGCAAAAGACGGTGAGCCAGCGCTGGGTTCGCCACAAGCGCTAGAGCCAAAAGCCAATCCATCAGCCCCCGTCGCAACGGCCAAGCTAAACGCCGAGATTGAAACGGATGTGAATGATGAGCAAATCAAGCGCCTTCGCTCTGATGCTGCGCCGCTACTCGATGAGATGCTTGCACCAGTGCGCGAGATGGTTGAGGGTGCGACGTCGCTCTCTGCGCTGCGTGACGACATTCTCTCTTTACAGGGCGTGATCGGCATTGACCTACTGGCAGATGAAATGGCCAAGGCTATGGCGGCGGCGGAGCTGGCTGGCATTAGCGATGTTGAGGATGGTATCTAATGCCTACGCAATATGGCTCGCTCCCGTTCTCTGAGCAGATCGACTACTTCCGCAGTAAGACCAACGTCACCACGGAGCGTTGGGCAGACATGTGGAAAGAGGCGCATAACCGCAGCTTTACCGTTGCTGGCGCACTGCGTGACGATATGCTGGCCGATTTTCGCAAGGCCGTGGATAAGGCCATTAGCGAAGGTAAGTCTTTAAACTGGTTTAAAAGCCAGTTTAATCAGATTGTGAAGCAGTACGGATGGGAGCATAAAGGTCAAGCGGATTGGCGAGCGCAAGTGATTTACGAGACCAACTTGCGCCAAAGCTACAGCGCAGGCCGAGAGCAGCAGATTGAAGCGCTTAAAGGCTCTCGCCCTTATGGCATTTACAAGCACAGTGGCAGTGAGCATCCGCGCCTTGATCATCTTTCTTGGAATAATCTGGTTATCCCTCTTGACGATCCGTGGTGGAAAACGCACACGCCAATCAATGGCTATGGCTGCAAATGCAAAAAGCTCACGGCCAGTAAGCGCACATTAGAAAGGCTTGGGCTTGAAGTGACGGGTGCGCCTAATGTTGAGTATTACGATTGGGTGGACAAAGTGACCGGAGAGGTTCACAAAGTGCCAAAGGGGATTGACCCGGGCTTTGATTACACGCCAAAAACCAGCGCGCAGTTAACCAAAAAGGTGCAAGAGGCGGTTGACGCCAAGCCGCCATTGGCCGATCGCCTTCCTGTTCGCGTGGTTGATGACGCTTATTCAACGGTAAAAGGCATCGGCGCTCAGGGTTTGAGTGACTTGCTCTCCTCTCTTGGTAACGAAAGCGTTGCATCGCTTCAGGCATTTATGAAGCGTTACGAGGTGAAAACCCTGTTCTTAAAAGCTGGCGAGCTTAATGGAAGCAAGAAGGCGGCGGCAATAGCTGGAGAGGTCGAGTCGTATCTGCAAAGTGGTGTTCGCATGCCAATGGCCAATTACTACACGCGTAACGTTTCCAGAACCAATGGCTTTACTGCAAAATCTTGGAGCCATGTGGTTATTAAGGCGAAAAGCACCGATAGCTTTAAACCGGTTGACGCCTCCCAGATAGAGTTGGCTATTGAACGTATACTTAAAGGAGGGGCAACGCCTTGGTCTTTTTCTTCTTCAGTAAGAGAAGAGATGAAAAGCAATGCGGCAGGCGTGGCGCTGACTTGGGCTCATGAGGTAGGCCATCAGGTTTACTACAAGGCAGGCAAGCCAGTGTTGAGTGAGGCGCTACTCTCTCAGGCCATTACCCAATACTCAAAGACCAATGCTGATGAGTGGTTTGCTGAGCATTATGTGGCTTGGTTGTTCTCGCCAAAAGCGTTGCAACAAAGCAAGCCAGATGTGTATGACTTTATTCAACAAGTAACAGAGAGTGTGAGGTGATCGGCTTAGGACAATAAAAAACCCCAACAACAGCGTTGATGGGGTTTTAGGTTCCTTAGTTTAAGCGACCAAACTAAAACTAGGTATAATTATAACCCGAGAGTAACCGAGTCGAATCTTTGTTTGACAACCCAGATTATAGAGTATTCCAAAGCAAAGGCAACGATGAGGTTGATAGTTGTCATAAGAGAGTGTGAGATGAGCAATTTAGAAAAGGCGATGGCGATCTTAAACAGCCCCGTTACAGTTGAGGCGCTCAATGAGCTTGATGCACTTTGCGCCAGTTCGCGTGGTGATGAGGCGGAGCGCATCGCAGATTTATGGGAAGCTGCGTTGGTGCAAGCCAGTCAGGATGTGATTGATGATTACCATGCCGCCGAGCTAGGTGTTGCGTAATGGCTGGTGTTCGTTATTCAATAGAAATGAATGAGGCAGCTGTTCAGGCCAAGTTTAAGGAACTGCTTGAGCGAACTGAGCACATGAAGCCCGCGATGATGGAGATAGGTGAAGAGCTCCTGATTAGCCATGACCAACGTTTTCGCGACCAAAAGTCGCCAGATGGTGTGCCGTGGGCTCCGCTTTCTGAGGCGACCAAGTCTCTCAAGACGAAGAACGTAGATACGATTCTTGTATTTAATCGATTTTTGAGCCGCACTTTGAACTATCAGGCGTCCTCGGATAACCTTTTGTTTGGCTCTCCGTTGGAATATGCCGCCACGCATCAGTTCGGGCGAATTACGTCACCAAATAGCATGATCCCAAATAAAGCGATCCCTGCGCGTCCTTTCCTTGGGGTGGATGAAAATGATAGGGAGATGATATTGAGAATATTGTCTGAATACCTATTAAAACCGGAAGACCCTCTACAGGCTGTTTTAAGGGCTTTAAAGTGATAAACTGATACAATCAGACCAATAAAAAAGTTTAAACGAATCTGAAGCGATTTAAACGGTGTTTAAACGGGGTTACGCTATCTATTTTTGCTCGCATTGCATCTCATCCAGATAAATTCCTCAAAAACTACTAATACGGCTCAATTTGGGCCGTTTTTTCTTTTGTCCAAAATAGTCACTGTTAGCCAAGACTTTTAACCGGACAATCACATGAAGAAAAACCGACTCGCCCTTGCTGTTTTAAGCGCTAGCGCATTTGCTGGCTTTGCCACATTGTCGGCATCTCTCGATGCTGAAGATGATGGTTGGTATCAGCTTCTTCCCGCTGGAAAGTTTAAAGCGCGTGATGGTCGCCCTCATGATACGGAAGATGGTTATTGGCATTTGGATGCGGAATCGGCAGCGGCATTGATTGCGGCGACTAAATCCACATCAGACAAAGTACTTATCGATTACGAGCACGCCACGCTGCGCGCTAAAGAAACCGGAGCGCCTGCCCCTGCGGCGGCTTGGCTTTCAAGCAGTGATATTGAATGGCGTGAAGGAAAGGGCTTGTACATTCGCCCTTCTTGGACAGAAAAAGCCAAGTATCACATCGACGCAAAAGAGTATGCGTTTCTTTCTGCGGTATTCCCTTATGACAAATCCGGTCGCCCTTTGTTGCTGCGCATGGCGGCAATCACCAATGACCCAGGCTTAGTTGGCCTTGAGCCAATTGCAGAGTTAGCGGCGGATTTTAATCTCAGTTTTTATCACCAAAACGGTTCCATCAATCTGTATGGACAAACGGAGGACTCTCTCGTGAATGAGTTGCTGAAAAAGTTGCTCGCCAAAGTCGGCATTGATGTGCCCGAAAGCGGTGAGCTTACGCAGGAGCAGCAAACCGCTGCGCTCTCTGCGATCGATGCGTTAAAGACAAAGGCCGACACTGCCGAGTCTTTGCAAACGCAAGTGGCGGAGCTTTCTGCGCGTGATGGCGTTGATTTAACCAAGTTTGTTCCGGTTGAAACTTACAACGCGCTGGTTGGTCAAGTGGCTGTGCTTTCTGCTGCCTCTTCGGAAATGTCGCTTGAAAAAGTGATTGCTGATGCAAAAGCCGAAGGCAAGGTGATTGAAGCGGAAACCGACTACCTAACCCAGTTCGGCCAACAGCAAGGCGTTGCGGCGCTCTCTGCAATGCTGGAAAAACGCCCCGCCATTGCTGCACTAACCGCAAAGCAAACCAAAACACAGACACCACCAACGGATCATCAAAAGAAAGATGGTGAGTTGTCTCAAGAAGAACTTGCCGTACTGAGCGCAACGGGTTTAACCCAAGAGCAGTACTTGGCAGCAAAAGAAGGATAAGCCGTCATGAGCTCTGTTTATGCACGTCGCGCTGGCATTAAGCGCGCCTACCCTATGAAAGCATCGGTCAAGATTGGTGCTGTGAATCCGGTGTTCTTGCTGGCTGGCTTGGCGGTTCCTTTCGCCTCTGCCGATGGCACAGCGAAGTTTGCAGGTATCGCAACCTTTGAAAAGGACAACGTGGGTGCCGATGGTGAATTGTGGGTTGAAGTTGAGCATCAAGAGTTTGCTCTCGTCAACTCTGGTGATGTGGTGAACGCAAGCGTGGGCAGCACGGCTTACTTTGCGAGCGCGACGTCTGTCTCCATCGACAGCAGCACAAATGCTCGCCCAATTGCAGGCACTATCACCCAGCTTGAAGGTGATCTTGTGTGGATTAGCCCTGCCGTGGCGTAAGCCTTGGCAGTTTCAGATTACGTAGCGTAGGAGCTATCAAATGATTACATCAGGTGCAAACCTATCGATTTTGTACACGGCAGTGAAGGCGAACTTCAATGAAGGCCGTGGCATGTATACGCCAATGTGGAACAAGGTAGCCACTCTGGTGCCTTCAACTACGGGCACAGAGAACTACTCATGGCTTGGTGAGTTCTCTCGCTTGCGTGAATGGATTGGCGAGCGCCAAATTAACCGCATGAAGCTGCACGGTTACTCGCTCACCAACAAAAAGTTTGAAGCGACGGAAGGCATTCCTCGTGAATACGTTGAAGATGATACCTACGGCGTGATGATGCCTAAATTCCAAGATATGGGGCATGCGGCAGCGTCTCACCCAGACGAAATGACCTTTGCTCTATTGGCGGCGGGTTTTACCACCAAGTGCTATGACGGTCAGTTCTTCTTCGATACCGACCACCCAGTTGGCGAAGAAGGTCAAGCAGCCTCGGTTTCTAACATGCAGGATGGTGCGGGTAAGCCTTGGTTCTTGCTCGATACAAGCCGTCCGCTTAAGCCGCTTATCTATCAAAAGCGCAAAGACTACAACCTAACCAATAAGACCGACGCGTCTAACTCTGATCACGTTTATATGCTGGATGAGTTCCTCTATGGCGTTGATGCTCGTGGTAACTGGGGCTTTGGTTTCTGGCAGCAAGCCTTTGCGTCCAAAGACGTGCTAAGTGAAGAGAACTTCGATTCTGCGGTGCAGAAGATGATGGAGTTTAAGTCTGACAAAGGTCGTCCGCTTGGTATCAATCCGTCTCTGTTGGTGGTTGGCTCATCAAACCGTGCAGCCGCTCGCGCTTTGATCGAAACCGAACGCAAAGCGAATGGTGGTGACAACCCGAACTACAAAGCCGTTGAGTTGCTTGTGGTGCCTTGGTTGGAATAACAGCCGTTTAGATCAGCATAGATAGGCGCTAATCAACACATGCGCCTATCTGGTTAAGTTTTGGAGAGACAATGCAATGTCTGAAGAAGTTAAAAACATTCTTGTTATCAGTGCTGCGCATGACGGTTACCGCCGTGCGGGGATGGCTTTCAAGAATGGTGAAAACCTGCTGGAAGCCAGCCAGTTTACCGAGACTCAGTTGGCGCAAATTCAAGCCGATCCGCATTTGCGATATGAGCTATCTCAAGAAGATGTTGATGGTGGCGATGCATCGGGGGCCGTGGACGGGGTTTCGGGTGACGTTGGTTTGATGGATGCCATCAAGCAGCTAGACCCAAGCAACGATGCGCACTTCACCAAAAGCGGCAAGCCAGAGCTAAAAGCGCTGTCTGCCATTCTTGGCCGTAACGTAACTGGTGCAGAGCGTGATGAAGCATGGAACGCGATGCAAGAAGCGGCTGACGCGGCAAGCGGAGAGTAACGATGTACTGCACAGCGGACGATATGATCAAGCGCTTTGAGCGAAAAGAGCTGGTAGAACTAACGGACAAGGACGGCTCAACAGGTGACATTGTGATGCCTGTTCTTGACCAAGCCATTGCTGACGCAACCAGCACCATTAATGGCTACCTTTCGGGGGTTGTTCGCCTGCCACTTTCTAATCCGCCAGAGAATTTGAATCGTCTCTGTGCAGACATTGCTCGTTACTACCTGTATGACGATGTGCTCGATGATGCTCATCAAGCAGCGCGTCGTTACAAAGAAGGCATGGATTACTTGAAGCTGGTTGCGGGCGGCAAAATTCGGCTAGACATGCCAGTTGAAGACGCAAACGCCAGTGCGACCAATCTTGCGGAGTTCTATAGCGCTGGCAGTGTGTTTGCGCGAGATAAGTCGAAGGGCTTTTTATGATTGATATCGCTGATTTGGTCACAAGGCTTTCAGATAAGAGCGTCAAAACGCCGCCTTGGGTAGATGTGAAAGAAATCTCAGACCTATCAACGCTAGACATCAGCAGAAGCGGAACGCGCGGCATAACGTTGTTTGTGTTCTCGCAGGGTGAGCGAGCGGCGGCAGATGTTCGCGGTTCTGGCCCATATCTTCAAACCATCACCGAAACCATTGGCGTGCTGATTGTCGCCAAGGTGGTGAACGATAACAAATTTGATTTTACGCCCGTTCGTCAAGCACTGCGTGAGCGCCTGTTTGGTTGGTCGCCCAATGCGGATTATGAGCCTTTCTGGCTTGGCGATGGTCGATTGATGAACGTGCAAAAAGGCCAGGTAACTTGGCTGGATAATTTCATTACTGAATACACAGAGGATCAGAATCGCTATGGCTCGTAAAGCTCGAAAAAAAGTGATCGCTTATGCCACAGAAACAACTTACGGGCAGGATGCGATCGACGGTGGCACACCTAAATATCTTCTTGGTCGTGAGTTCTCGATTACGCCAATGGCGGGCGAGTCCACTCCGCTGGATTACGATGACGGTTTGCTTGGCAACTCTGGTGAAATTGTCACTGAGTTATATGTCACAGTGGAATTCACGGTAGACCTAGCGTCAGGCGGCGCAGCGGCAACACCAGCGCCTTGGGGCGATCTCATGAAGGCTTGCCTTCGCTCCGTGACAACAGGTGTTGATAGCAGCACTTACGCTATTGACGATACGGTTGAATCTTCACTTACGCTTTATTTCTACCAAAGCGGCGTGCTGCACAAAGTAACCGGTGCTCGTGGCTCTTTATCCATGGCGGCGAACGCGAAGAACTTTGGCGGCATTACGTTTAGCTTCTCTGGTTTGTTCAGCGTGGTAAGCGCCTCCGCATTGCCTGCGGCGGATTTCACGCCGTGGAAAACGCCATTGAAGATTGGCGTGGAAAACTCCGCGTTCACCATTGACGCTGCGCCAATCAAAATGATTTCGCTTGAGTATGACCAAGCAAACAGCGTGGTTTACCAAGAGTACGTTGGCCATGAGGAAGTCATCATTACCGACTTTGCGCCAACAGGCACTCTGGTGATTGAAGCGCCAGACCTCGCCACCTTTGACCCATTTGCAGCGGCAAAGGCAGCGCTGCCTCATGCGCTGGTTTTTACCAATGGCCCTGTTGGCAATCAGGTGGAGTTCTCTAGCACTAGGGTTCAGCTTGGTCGCCCAACATACGCAGACCAGGACGGAACGCAAACCTACAGCATTCCGCTGCGGTTCTTGGGCAACAGTGACAAGTTCGTCACGCGCTAACCCAATCTAAAGCGCTCTTTATGGGCGCTTTAATCCCCATTCAAACCCGAATTAAAGAGAGACGACGAATGTTTAAAGTAACAAGCGAATGTTTGGTGAAGAGTTGGCCTGCGGTTGTTGAAATGCCAGCAGATGGCGGTGTGATAGAGAAGTTCAATATCACGCTTGATCTGCTCATTCTCGATGTGAATGAAAACGGCAAGGTGCTTAACGGCGACAAAAAGGCGCTCAAGAAAATCATCAAAGGTTGGTCAGGCATTTTTGATAAAGACGGCAAAGAAATGCTGTTTAACGAAACCAACCTAGACGCCCTGCTTCTTAACCAATTTTTCGTTATTGCGGTTTTCCGCGCTTATACCCAAGCCTCTAATGGTCAGGCCGCAGAAAAAAACTGATTGATGCGGTGCGCTCTTTTATGAGAGCGCCCGCCGTTTCGCCACAGGACGATAGCGAGTGGCAAGCAGAGAAAGCCCTTTGGGGCATCGAAGATTTAGATGAAGAGCCAGAGGATGAGGGCATCTTGCTCTGGCAGGAAAACTGGGATGCAGTGATGTGGTGGTTATCCATCCCATGCTTTCTCAAGTGGAATATGGGGGCTTGTCTTGGCATGGATGTATTTGCCGTTAAGGCGGATGCGGAAATGAGCGCAAGGAACATCAACCCAGACGATTACAACAAGCTCAAAGTGATCGCAAGAACAGTGACCGAGGAACTCAATGGCAGGAAACAGTAAAGATCTTGTTTTAAGGCTGCGATTCAATGCCGAGAACAAAGAGTTCATTGGTCAAGTGAAAAGCTCCGCCAAGGTCGTTGACGATTTGGGTACCAAATCCAACAAGGCAAGCTCTGGGCTAAAATCGCTCTCTAAAGAGTCACAAGCAGCCAGTGGCGATCTCTCCTCTCTCAAGTCTCAAGTGTTAGGCGTGGCTGGCGGCTTCTCTGCGCTTGCAGTGGCCATTAATGCAAAAGATACGCTCGGCCAGTACCAAGACATGCGCACGCAAATTACCGCTTTGGTGGGTGGTCAGGAGCAATGGCTGCAAACCGAGCAGTATCTAAATCAGGTAGCGCAAGAGCACAACAAAACCATTCTGGACATGGCTCAGAGCTATGCGCGCCTCTCAGTGCTTCAAGAGGCTGGTCTCGTCACGCAGCGTGAAACCATGATGCTGTTCGAGGGCATGAGTAATGCACAAAGCCAATTGGGCGCTACCACAACACAGCTAGACCAAGCTATGTATGGCTTGTCCCAAGCGCTGGCTTCACCAATTGTTCGTGCGGAAGAGCTAAACCAAGTGGTTGAACCTTTGCCAGGTTTGCTCAATAAGCTTGATAAAGCGGCTGGGCTAAATGCGGGCGGGTTCCGCCAGATGATGATGGATGGCAAAGTCACCAGTGAGTTCTTCAAAACCACGCTGATTAAAGCGCTGGCCGATTACGAAGGCGCGGCAGCAAGAACGGCGCAAAACGTCAACGCGCAGCAGGCGGCGTTTTCTCGCTCTTATCAGCAAATGGTTCTTGCGTTTGAAAAGCCCATTTCAACCGTGTTCTCAAACTCCATTTCCGCCAGCGTTTCTGTGCTCGATACTTTCGCGGCCAATGCGGATCTTATTACCGATTTGGTTGGTGTTGCCCTGTTCGCGGCGATGGGCCGTGGCGCGGCGGCTGTTGGTACGCTAACGGCGGCTAAGTTGCAAGCGGTGGCAGCGACTCGTCAAGAGATTATGGCTGAGCAGCAAAAGAACGTGGTTGAGCTGGCCTCGATTCAATCTGAAATTCGCCATTTGGAAGTGATGCGCGCCACCAATGCACAGCGCTTTGCTGCAACAGGCGCAGTGAATGCGCTGGCAGCAGCAGAAGCGAGAGAGAAAGTGGTGAAAGATGCGCTCGCTGCTTCACAGGCTCGCCTTAATGTGACCATGCGCGCTGGCACCATGTTAATGGGTGCGCTTGGTGGGCCGCTCGGCATCGCGATGATTGCGGCGGGGGCGATTGGCTACTTTGCTTTGGCGTCGGATCAGGCAAAAGACAGCGGTGAAGGCCTAAAAGACGAGCTGAGCAAGCTGATTTCAGAGTACAAGGAGTTAAACGAAGTTGGTAAAGAGCGCTTTGCTCAAAATCTTGCCAATGGTGCCGTTGAGGCTCGCAGGGCGCTCATTGATACTCAGATCGCTATCAATAAGGTGAAGAGTGAACTTGCCGATGCTGAGCGCTCCGGTTCTCCTTTGGCGGTGCAGAAGCGCGTTGAGTTAAGATCGCTTGAAGCTCAAGTCGCAAAACTCGAAGAGGCGGTGGTTAAGTCTAATGCTGCCTATCAAGAACTTCTCAAAACAACAACAGATGGCAAATGGCAGGAGCCAGTTGGCGAAAGCTCTCAAACAGAAGAACAAGAAAAAGCCCTAAAAGCGGGCGAGCGAATGTTGGAGAACTTAGCCAAGCAAGCGGCACTTTATGGCAATACATCGGAAGTGGCTCGTGTTCGTTACGAGATCGAAAAGGGTTCCTTGCAGGGCATTAACGACCAGCTCAAAGAGCAGTTGTTGCTGCAAGCAAGAATCATCGACCAAAAGCGCGCCGAGGCGGAGAAAGTTAAAGCCGAGAAGAAGACAGACAAAATTGACGACTTCTTTGCCTCTTCCGATGAGCTGAATAACGAATTTCTTATGCGTTTGGCCATTCAGGCCGACTACGAGAACAAAGCGAAAATTCAAGAGCAGTTCGCTTACGCAGAGCGTCAAGAACAGCTTCAAGCGCAGTTTAATGCTGCTTATGAGCAAGCACGCGGCAACCAAGAGTTGATGCATGCGCTTGAGAGTGAGTATTTCCAGAATCGTCAAGTGTTACGCCAAGCGCACGAAATGAACCTAACGGAAATTACGCGCCAAGAAGAAGAAAAGCGCAGAGCGATGATGCTGCAAAACGTTGGCTTTGCCTTGAGCTCTGGCGCGCAGATGTTTGATGGCTTTGCTGCGCTGGCCAAAACCTACAAAGGTGAGCAATCCAACACCTATCGCACTCTTTTCTCTATCAGCAAGGGATTTGCGGTGGCGCAAGCGGGCTTAAACCTTTGGATGGCGATCTCTAACGCATCTGCCGTTCAGCCTTGGTATGCAGCGGCGGCGGCTATTGCCTCTGCCACAGCGCAAGGTGCGGGCATTTTGGCAAGCCTAAAAACCTCAAGCTATCAGGGCCAAGCGCACGACGGTATAGACCGCGTTCCCGCGGCCAATGAGGGTACTTGGCTGCTCAAGGCAAATGAGATGGTGCTTAACCCAGCTCAGGCCGATAACTTCCGTTGGATGGTTGGCGTGATGCAGCAAATGAAAGCTGCCTTTGGTGCGATGTCGGCATCGAGTGCCGGTTCAAATTACGGCGGTGGCGTGGTGGTCAATATTCACACCCCAGCTGGCACGCAAACAAGGCAGCAAGAAAGCGTTGCGCCAGATGGCAGTAAGCAGCTCGATTTCTATATCGAGAAGGCGAAGCAAGCGACACTGGATGCGATGTATCAAGACGCAGATAACGGTGGCCCAATTACAACCAGAATCAGAGCGAGTGCGTAATGTCAGAACCATTGCTTACTGAAAATTTAATTCCAACCCTTTCTGATTTTCGATTGGGAAGAACGGAAAGGCTAAACAAAAGCGCGTTCACAGAAGCGGCGCAAGTGATTGGTAGCCCTACAGGGCTATGGACGGCACAACTGAAGTTTGAAAACGTGCGCGTGGCAGATGCCAGAGTGTTGATCGGCTTTCTTATCTCGCTTCGCGGTGCTTCGGGCAATTTCCGTCTGTTTGATTGGTCTGCGCCAAATGCCAATGGCGCTGGCGGCACGTATCCGGTAACGGACATTTCCCAATCGGCCCCTGGTCTTGTTGTGATCATCACAACACTGCCAAGCACAAAGCTCGCCTCGGTGGGTGATTACGTTGAGATTGGCGGTGAACTGAAAGCGCTGATAGCGGATGTCAATACCGATGAGCTAGGCAAGGCAACTTTGTTGTTTGAGCCGTTCCTGCGCAATCCAATCACGGTGGATACGCAAGTGAGCTTTGATAAGCCAACGGGCAAGTTTCGTCTAGCGCCTGGTTATAAGGTGCCAAGAATGACCAGTAAAAAATTAGTGCATGCAGAAATTGCCATCGACTGCATTGAAGCAGTCACGATTTAGGAGCGGTTATGGATATTTTTAGCCCAGACATGATTGCGGCGATGGAAAAGCCAGAAGTGAGTTTGATCTACGCGGTGCGCTTGGATATGCCAGCGGGCATTTCTCGTCTTCATACCGATATCGGCACGTTTAATCATTTCCCCTTCGACCCAAACGAAAAATATTACGGCGTGGGCAACTTAGGCGGCATTGGTGATGCGAATTACGGCGATGGGGATGAAACCTCACCGAGCATCACGCTAGAGCTTTCGGTAAAAGATGACGCAATCCGCGCTGAGATTTTGGCAGGCGGCTATCAGGGAAGAACGGGCGAGCTCTTCTTGGTGGCGATGGATGCGGTAGGTCGCGTTGCGGCTTGGGCATTAATGTTTGATGGCGTAATGGATACCGCCTCGATTAAGCAAGGCACCACCAACGTTATTCAGCTGCCGCTTACCGCGCCAGATGACGCAATGGAGAAGGGCTTGAATTGGCGCTGCACTGATGAGTCTCACAAGGCGCAATTCCCAGATGATGAGTTCTATCAATACACCAAGTACATGGAAGATTTCGTGATTTACTGGGGCAACGCAAAAGACGGTATCCCGCTTAAGGACTTCTAGATGAGCAAAATAGAAAAACTGAATGCCTTCCTTGCTCAGTACGCAAATAAAGGCTTTGCAACGGGCGTTAATGATTGCGCTCTTTTTGTTTCCGATTGGGCGCTTGTTCTAACGGGTGAAGATTTGGCCGCGCCGTTTCGCGGACGCTACAAGACCGATTTAGGCAGCGCGAGGCTGATTAAAAAGCTTGGCTACAAAGGTTTGGAAGATTTGGTTCACCGAGAGTTCGATCGCATCGCTAAGCGCAGAAAAAGCCCGCTGATGGCTCAGCGCGGTGATGTGGCTTGGGTGATTGGCTCAAAAGAGCGTGTTTGCGGCGTAGTTGGTGCGGGTGGCGTGTTGGTGCTTGGCGTTACAGGATTGGTATCGCTGCCGCTTTCCTCGATTGTGTGTGCTTGGGAGATTGAAGGCTAATGGGTGTAGAAGTAGTAGCGGCGCTGGTTATTGCGGCCGTTTCCGCCGCGGCAAGTGTTTACGTTTCGGTTGAGGCGAAAAAACAAGCGAAGAAGGCCGCAGAGCAGGCAAGAAAATCCGCAAGCCGAGATGCGCAAAAGTACATGTTCAAGAGTGCAGTAGCGGCAAAGCAAATTGTGCTAGGTCATCCTGTGCTTTCTGGTCCTATGATTTTTGCGGCAGAAGAAGGCACGCCAAACGATGCAGGTGAAGGCGAATGGGTTCATATTATCGTTCATATCGCTGGCCACGTTTGTGATGATGTGACGCATGCATGGCTTGATGATGTTCAATTAAATCGATTTGAGGCATCAACATCAGGTGCGGATATCGAATTTCGCCACGAAAATGGCCTAGGGTTTGTTTACATCTATCTCGGCGAGCAAACGCAAGCGCCACCAACACTGGCGCACTTGCCAGACTGGAATGCCAATATGATTGGCCGTGAGCAGTGCTTTGCTCATGTCAAGCTTCAATCGAACCCATCAAAATGGGCAGGTGGCATCCCTAACCCTAAATTTGCTGTGCGCGGATTAAAGGTATTTGACCCTCGCACCAACCAAACTGCATGGACAGACAACCCTGCCTTGCTCGTTCGCTGGTATCGCAACGCCCTTAAGCAAGGTGTGGCGATGGACGATACTTACATCACCTCTGCCAACATTTGTGATGAAATTGTCGCAACGCCAGAAGGCGGACAAGAGAAGCGCTATCGCTGTAACTATGCATTCATGGCCGACCAAGCGCCAAGAACCATTCTTAGCACGATTCGCGCAACGTGTGATGGCATTAGTTTGCGCGTGGCTGGCCGTCATGCTTTTCAGGTTGGGGCTTATTACGGCCCAGGTATCACAACGCTGACGGAAGATGACATTGTTGGTGATATCACGACAATGCCAGATGTCCGCCGTCGCGATCGCATCAATACCATCTCAGCCAAATACACAGACCCGCTTTCAAACTGGAATGAAGTAGACATGCCTCGCGTAGTGCATGAGGGTTATTTGGCGCAAGATGGCTATGAAGTGGTGGATGACTTAGATCTCCGCGCTGTGCCAAGCCCGTATCAAGCACAGCGCTTGGCGCTTATTCAAATCCTCACCACGCGTGATGCAATGTCTATCGAGTTCACCTCAAACTTGCGTGGTACGCGCTTATTGCCCGGCTCCGTGTTTAAGTTGAACTTGCCAGAAAACGAATGGGATGGCGTGGAGTTCATCGTTTCCAAGTGGAAATACAGCACCAATGGCTTGGTAACGTTGGTGGCCAAGCAAACCAAACCTAGCCATTACGCATTCAACGGCGACACAGCGAAAGTGCCATCGCGCCCTGGTGTACCTTCCTTGGTAAGCCGCGATGTGCCGCCAGTAACCAATCTTTCCTATTCTACGCTGGCGGATTCAAACACCCTTCAGGCGGTCATTACTTGGCAGCACAAGAGCTTGGGCATTTCCACGTTTGAACTCAGCTTCTACAAAGATGGCGAGTTCTTGCGCAAAGAGCTAACGGTTGATAAGCAATACCGCCTTCAAGATGGCTTTGAGGTTGGTCAGTATCAAGTTCAGGTTGTGGCAATCAGCTATGAGCGCCGCTCGCCAGTAGCTAGTTTGGTGTTCAATGCATCAGCGCCGCAAACGCCAATCGGTATCGATGTAAAAGCAGAAAACTGGGCGCTAGGGCTAACGCCTGTGAGTGCTGGCTTGGTGAACTTTGACACCATGTATGACTTTGCCCTTGGTTTTGAGCAAGGCGCAACTGATGAGCAAGTGGAGCAATACATCGTTGGCCGCGCTAAGGTCATTACGGTGAGCAACCTAAAGGCCAATACCACCTATCAAATTGCGGTGCGCGAAGTCTCTCGTTGGGGTAAATCTGGCTGGTATCGTTCAAGTGCGCAAACCACTTTTAACAGCGATGACGTCTTAGAGCTTATTGACGGTAAAGTCACGCAAGAGATGTTAGATGGCAATTTAAACGACTTTCTAACGCAGGTTGATGAGCGTTCAAAAGAGACTCAGGAAAGCGTGGCCGATTTGGATATCAGCCTTGGCCGTATCCAAGATCTCAACTCCACGCTGTCTCTCTCTGTGCTTGGCCTAACCTCTTCCGTTGCAGCAATGGAAGACGAATATCAACGCCGATTCCTTAATGGAGAGGCATTGATTGGCGCAGTGGTTCAGGTTGACCCAGAGACAGGAAAAATCGTTAACCTTGCGTTCAACTACACCGAGCAAAAATTCACGCAAGCGGGATTGCTTATTGATGGCGTTGAGGCATCGGTCAAGATTCAAGCCCAAGAGATTCAACGCGTAGAGCAAGAAACGGGCGACAGAATCACCGAGGCCGAGGCTCAGATTTTGGTGAATGCCGATCAGATTGCGCTCAAAGCCAGCTATACCGAAGTCAATGAGATTGTTGCAGGCGCGCTCGATGCCATCACGCCAGCGCGTTCTTGGCAGTTCAATACCACAAACGAAGGTTGGACGGGTGCTACATGGGTAGCTGGCGGCTATGTAACAGGTACGGCGTTTTCTATCGCTGGCCTAGATATCAATGCAGACGAAAACCCAGCATTCCGCATTCGTGTGCAGTCATCATCAGCGGGTACGTTAAGCTGGAATGGCGGCGCGCAAAATGTGGCCTTGAAGCAGCCAGCAGACCCAAGCCAGTTTGAGGTAATCATACTTACGCTCACTGCCGCAGATGGCTGGACGGGCATAGTTCAATCGCTTGAAATTAACTTCGATGCAACTATCGATTTCATTGAGGTGGGCAAGCCTTCGGCGGCGGAGCAAGCGCTAGAAGACTTAACAGCAAGAACAACGCACATCGAACAGGTGTTAGATCCTGCCAATGCTCGCTGGGGAATTTACATCACCCAAGAATATTGGGATGGCAATGCACTAAAGCTTAGCGACGTTCAGCAAGAGATTGACGCCTATGATGCGCGATGGGGTGTTTCCGCGACCATTCAGGAGCTAAGCGCTAACGGCACAATAGACAAAGCAAACAGCGCCCAAACATGGGTAGATGCCGCAAACGCCAACATTACCGACGTGGTAACAAGTTACGTCTCGCAGCCAGGTGGCATTAATGACCAGTTGGAAGATGCAGATTCGCGCCTTAACAGCGCCCAGCAAGAGATTGATGCGCTTGAAGGCTCCATCACGCAAACCATTACTAGCCTTTCGGATGTTCAGGGCGCGCTAGGTTTGGATGAGGATGCAGGCTTTAACGACATCATGGGTGCGTATAAGGATTTCTTGGCAAAACAAGAGTTTCAGGAGCAAAAGATTTCTTTCGCTTACGCGGAGCAAAAAATCAGTGCCAACTCAACGGCTATTGCCTCTCAAGCGCAAAGAACGCTAGAGCTTGCGGCGTTTCAGAATGAGCAGCAAGCCACCTTAACGCAAGTGCAACGAGCAATAGCAACGCAAGAACAAGCGTTGGCAGATAGCGTTGAGCAGCTCACCGCCAAGATTGAAACTGACGATGCAGAGGTGCTAGCCAGCGCCAATGAATACACACGCGCTGCTGTTGGCTATTGCGTAGACGCGCAAGGCAACATCACTTCAGAGACGGATGCGGTTTTGTGTGTTCAGGCTGGCCATAACTGGATACAAGGGCCGCTTGCTGAATACATTCGCAACTTATCCATTCAGAACGCGGCGGGTGAAACGGCCACCATTTCGGACATGATGCAAGCCTTTGAAAACGAGGAAGGCAAACTGATTGTTCGCGGCGGGATGACGGTGAACAATCAGGGCAAGATTTCCGGCTTTGTAAACACCAATGACGGCACGTTATCTCAAACAGACTTCATCGCTGATTTCTTCCGTATTGGCACAATGAATGGCGAGAACTTTGAGCCTGTATTTGGTCTCGATGCTGTAAGCCGAAAACTGGTGCTAAAGGGGCGATTGATTCTTGATGATGGATCGCTCATCTCCAATAAAGATGAGCTTCAAGGCAAGGATGGCACCATTTGGGGAACGCTAAAGCTGCGTGATGGTATTTTCCCAAGCGATGCGCTTGCAACGGCAGACTTCACCGCGCGATATGGCCGAGCGCCAATACTCGATGACATGCTCACATACGTCAGCAATGATGGCTCAGTGTCGAGCACAAAGAGCTACAACGGTACAGCTTGGGTTGCTCCAGCATTGAGGCTAAGCGGAGACCTAATCACACCTGGGACAATCTTTGGCGATCGCTTTGTCGCAGGAAGTGAGCTGACTGCGCCAGTTATCAAGGGCGGCGAGGCATACTTTGGCAAAGAGGTTGGCGCGCCATTTGATGGCTATCACACCAAGATTTCGCAAGATGGCCTCATTCAAACGGATAGAATTCAGGCGACAAGCGGCAATATAGATAACGTCACCATTGGTGAGAATTGCGACATTCTAGGTACGCTAACGGCTGGCCAGATTGTGGGTGATATAGCAAGGCCGATCTTGGTAAATCTAACCGAGGAGCTCAGAGTTCAAGTAAATAGAGGTTCTACAGAGTATTTATACCTCGCAACAGATATTGACCTTGGGCAGGCTGGTTGGGCTAGGCAGCTAATTGTTCCAGCTGGGGTGATGTATGACGACACAAGTCAAGCGGGTGATTTTTTAGAGATTTTGCTCAATGGGCAGGTTGTCTATACGTACACGCCAAGTAACACTCAATTAGTGGACTCGTCTTATGTGACATTTGCTAATTCGGTTTATTTAGCACCGAATCAATCATTTTCGCTTTCAATAAGAAAGAGAACCTATTTAGCTCCAGATAGCTTGGCTGTTTACGTTTTTAGCTACCTAAGAAAAACGGGCCTAGTTCTCTGGACAACAAAAGCATAAGGAAAAAAACCATGTCTTGGATTACCTTAACATCCGTAACCGCAACCAACGGACAAAAAGTGGTTGCAGTCAATGAAGGCAGCACTGCCAACATAAAAATTGGGGATGCACTAAAAATTGGCGCTTTCGACATCTACGAGATTGAGGGCGTGTTTGCTAACCAACTTTCGCTGAGAGAGCCTTGGTCAAACGCCACGCAAACCAATGCAAAAGCGGTTGTTGTGCCCACCTTCGGCGATTTCAATGCGGCAGTAACAGCAATGCGCGACCTTACCGACGTAGCCATCGGAAACCTAACGGTAATAGAAGATTGGGGCACAAAAACAGGTAACGTAACGTTTACAGGCAAGGATGGCACAACCTACACCGCCAGAACCTTGCAACAGATGGATGATGACGTTGCCGTTATCGAGCAGCAAGCGCTAGAAATCGCGAGAACGGGAGCGCTAGAAGCGCTAGTGGCCATCTCTGGCGGTAAATGGGTAATCATCACCGATGACTTCGGTAATGCCCAAGTTGTTCGCCGTGTGCCTATTCACACCTTTGAAACACTGGCAATAGCAGGATGCCCATTTACAGGCCCGCTAGATTGCTTCATTCGCCAAGATGCAACCCTGCGCCCTTATGTTGATGTGCCCGTATATTTAGCCAGCAACCTAGCAGGCAAAGCGGTTTCACAAGCAGATAAAGACCCATGGACATCAATCAACGCAGACACAGCAAGAGCAAGAAGCGAAGAGCTCAATGCCAATTCACTAATGATGAGCCAAGAGATTTGGGCAATGCTGTGCTGGAACATGCTATCTCAAGGCTTCCAGCCTCGTGGCAACACCGAATACGGACGTTCACACTCAAACAAAAATGAGTTTGGCCGCAGAGCGGACGGCAAAGTGCCAGACGACAGAAGCGGCACAGCGCGCACGCTAACCGGAACAGGCCCAGAGACATGGCGGCACGACGGCACCGTTTTTGGCGTCGCAGACATGGTTGGTAACGTCTGGGAATGGGTTGATGGAATGAAGATGGTTAACGGCCAGTTCATCGTTGCTGAGTACACAGGCCAACCAGAAGCGGAGTGGGTGGCGTCAGGCGTTTACATTAGTGAGACAGGTCAATTTACCAACGTGGCCCCAGTAACGTTAAACTCAGGCGATCAAGTTTGGGGCAGCATGACAAAAGCGGCCGGATACACAGGAAACGAGCGCCTTCAAAGGCTTATCATCGAGCCAATTGAATGCACCGCATCATTGCTCGGAAGATTTTATTGGAATCTGGATGGTGAAATCTTCCCGCGCCGTGGTGGCAACTGGGGCAGTACATCCATTGCTGGCCCTGCGGCGCTGTACTGCGACATTCCGCGTTCGAACGCGAACGTCGGTCTCGGGTTTCGCTCCGCTTTCGTGTCCTGATCCTTGGTATTTTGTGTTTTGTGTCCTGCGCGATAGCGCAGGCTATTACGAATACCCATAATTTAATAAGTTCAGTTTTGTCCGCTTCATTTGTCAGGAGTTACTAAGATGCCAGACCAGTTTAGCTATTATTTCGATGGCGTAAGGTATACCGATACTAGCCCTCAGTTTCTTGCGGTCCTTACGTTAGGAAGCGAAAATTCACAAGATATCATTGATGGAATAATTGAAAGCGAGCGTCGATTTAACGAAGAGAAAAACGCATAGCATTCCCCTCACTTATGTTTCAACCCCGTTTTAACGGGGTTTATTATTTCATCTTACTTTTATAGGTTCGTTTTTTCTTCCATTCTTTAATCAGAGGTGTGATTTTTATGAATAAGAAACGAATTATAGCTCCAACTTCATGGAGCCTTCTCAGCGACCTGCACGGCGGTTCTTTGTTGACCGACAAGTTTATTGGGCAAGTCCAGAGCGGAGCAATCATGGTCTCTGTTGGCTCCGAGCTTCCAAGCAACAACATAGATCACTATATATTTCGCAGCGCATCATCTGGTGGCGCTGGCGATGAGTTTTTTGAGGCAGGCGATGGTGCGTTAAGTGTCTACATTCGCGCTCATGGCGGCGTTGTCGCTTCCGTTGTTGTTGAGGTAAGCGAGCTATGAAAGTTAGACGTCTTGATAAGAGCTTGCTTGGAGTGGATGTTTCCATCTTAAAGCGAATTAAGTACAGCCAACCACAGAGGCGTTTTCTTTTCGAAGGTAGCCTGCAAGCATATCCGAGCACATTTTTGCTTGGCTCAGACTTCTCGATGAGCAATGCAGTTCAAGCTATTGGCTTTCGTTTGGCCGATGGAACTGATGCTGTTGGGATTGTTAACCGCTTTGATAAGACGTTAGGCTCCCTGTCAAACCCCAAGTTTTTTGCGTTAGCGCCATCTCAGCAGCTTGATGTCAATCTAGATGATTCTGTTACGTTGTCATCTCCATTGGAGGTTGCATATACCACAGCTGGTGACAATCTTACTTATAGCTTTTACATAAAACCAGCAACGGCTGGCTTGTTGCGCGTTCAATATTGGCTTGGCGACTCATCTTTAGGCGCGCCAATTGTTGATTTCGAGGTGCCAATAACTCAAGAGCAAGTCGATCTCGATCAGCCTGTTCTCGTAGAGCCAAACTTCTATGTTTTGTCCGGCAACTCAGACCTTTTTGTTAGGTTTTCAGGCGTCAATCTAAAGGGTTCAGCAACCCTGCCTTATTTTTCTAGCGCCATTCTTCCCTACAAAGAAGTGCAGATAAATGGTCACGTAGAATACATCACCGCAAATCTTTCCCCACTTTTCATTGGCTGTTCTTACGCGGTCGACACCTCGCAAAGCGCAAGCGGCGTCACTCTTACGGTTGGTGACAGGTTCAGAGATAGCTTTGAGGTTTTCGACGCGGGTGGCACTTTCTCAGTTGGAAAGCCATGCCATGTGGATTTCACGGCTTTTGGCCAAGGCATTAAAACTCTGAGCACGAGCAAGGACTACTACAAGTTTTACTATGATGGCGCACAATGGCGCTTTCTGGACGTTTCTACAAAGGATGGTGGCGTTGTTTAAAGCCTTCTAAATTGAGCACTAATCGCTGTGCTCAATTTAATCGCTCACTGTGCTCATTTCTCGCGACGCGCTACAGAAACGGTGCGCGGTTACTCGTTTTTTGGTGATTCCTACGTCTACATCATCTTCAACGATAAAACCGACATGTATTGGGCGCGCTCTCGCGTTTTGGAGTATTTAAGCCAAGTGGCGCCAAAACTGCCACCCAATGCCAAGCCGACACTCGGCCCCGATGCGACGGGTGTAGGCTGGATCTACAGCTACGTGCTGCAAGACAAAACAGGTAAGCATGATTTAGCTCAGCTACGAAGCCTACAAGACTGGTTCCTAAAGTATGAGCTGCAAACCGTCGAAGGGGTGTCGGAAGTCGCCACCGTTGGCGGCATGGTCAAACAATACCAAGTGCAGATCGATCCTGCGAAATTGCGTGCTTACAACTTAACGTTGCAGCAAATCAACATGGCGATTCAAAACGGCAACCAAGAGACGGGCGCCTCAGTGATTGAGGTGGCAGAAGCCGAGCACATGGTGCGCACCACGGGCTATCTCAGCAGCGTTGAGGATATTCAGTCCCTACCGCTTAAAGTGACCGACAAAGGCACACCACTGCTCCTCGGCGACATTGCCGATATCAACATTGGTCCACAAATGCGCCGCGGCATCTCTGAATTTAATGGTGAAGGGGAAGCCGTGGGTGGCGTGATCGTGATGCGTTTTGGTGAGAACGCCAGCCAAGTGATCGACAACGTCAAAGCAAAACTGGCAGACCTGCAACGCAGCCTACCAGAAGGCGTGGAAATCGTCTCGACCTACGATCGCTCGACCCTGATCAATGCGGCGGTTGAGAATCTTTGGAAAAAACTCGCCGAAGAGTTCATTGTGGTGGCAGTGGTCTGTGCGCTGTTCTTGTTCCACATTCGTTCATCCTTGGTCATCGCACTGAGCCTTCCTGTCGGTATTCTCTCCGCCTTTATTGTCATGCACTGGCAAGGAATTAACGCCAACATCATGTCTCTCGGTGGCATCGCCATTGCGATTGGGGCCATGGTGGATGGGGCGATCGTAATGATCGAAAACGTCCACAAGCACATTGAACGCACACCGCTTACGGATAAAAACCGCTGGCAAGTGATTGGTAAAGCAGCCGAAGAAGTCGGCGCACCGCTGTTCTTCTCACTGCTTATCATTACGTTAAGCTTTGTTCCCGTGTTCGCGCTGGAAGGCCAAGAAGGCAAGATGTTCTCACCACTCGCCTTCACCAAAACCTACGCAATGGCGGCGGCAGCGGGTCTAGCGATTACGCTTGTACCCGTGCTGATGGGGTACTTTATTCGTGGTAACGTACTGCCTGAGCACAAAAACCCAGTCAACAAAGGGTTGGTTTCGCTCTATCGACCACTACTGAGTTTAAGCCTGAAATACCCGAAATCGATGATCGTGCTGGCGTTAGGACTGATGGCCTCGGCTTACTATCCAACCAGTAAATTGGGCAGTGAATTTATCCCGCCATTGGATGAAGGCGACTTGATGTACATGCCAACCACTTATCCGGGCATTTCCATCGGTAAAGCGCGTGAGCTCTTGCAACAAACCAATAAGCTGATCAAAACCGTACCGGAAGTGGAAACGGTATGGGGCAAAATTGGCCGTGCCGATACCGCAACCGATCCCGCGCCACTGACGATGATCGAGACGGTGATTCAGCTCAAACCGCGCGACCAATGGCGTGAAGGCGTGACGACAGAATCACTTCGCAAGGAGTTTGATAACCTTGTTCAGTTCCCGGGCTTAACCAACGCATGGGTGATGCCCATCAAAACCCGCATCGACATGCTTGCCACAGGCATCAAAACACCGATCGGCATTAAGATCGCCGGTCCTGATTTGAAAGTGATCGAGCAGATCGGCTCACAACTCGAACCGCTCCTCAAAGGCGTGCAAGGCACCGCCTCTGTTTACGCTGAGCGTGTTGCGGGTGGACGTTATGTCACCATCGACATCAAACGTAAAGCGGCAGCACGTTACGGTTTGAGCATTAAAGATGTCCAACAAGTGATTTCTACCGCGGTTGGCGGGATGAACGTGGGAGAAACCATTGAAGGTCTGGAACGTTACCCCATCAATGTGCGTTATCCGCAAGACTACCGTGATTCCGTGGTCAAACTGCAAAACCTACCACTGGTAACACCCAATGGAGCACGCATTGCACTCGCCGATGTGGCAGACATTCGCTATGAAGATGGCCCACCGATGATCAAAACCGAAAACGCGCGTCCAAACGGCTGGGTGTTTGTCGATATTGATGGTCGCGATTTGGGTTCTTACGTACAAGAAGCGCAAAACGTGGTGGCAGAACAGCTTGAACTTCCCGCAGGCTATTCACTCGCTTGGTCTGGTCAGTATGAATATATGGAACGCGCCAAAGAACGACTCAGTGTCGTGGTGCCAATTACGCTGGCCATCATCATGCTGCTGTTGTACTTCAGCTTCCGTCGCGTTGGCGAAGTACTGATCATCATGGCGACACTCCCTCTGGCGATGGTGGGCGGACTGTGGCTGATGCATTACCTCGGTTACAACTTCTCCATTGCGGTAGGGGTTGGCTTTATCGCACTGGCTGGGGTGGCGGTGGAAATCGGCGTCATCATGCTCGTCTACCTCAACCAAGCGTGGCATTACAAAAAGCTTCACGCTGAAGAGAACAAACTGTCGCTCGTTGCACAAGATCTCACCGATGCGATCCGCGAAGGCGCTGGCTTACGTGTACGCCCTGTCATGATGACAGTGCTAACGGTGATTATTGGCCTTATCCCAATCATGTACGGTGAAGGTACGGGCTCTGAGGTGATGCAACGCATCGCAGCCCCGATGATTGGCGGCATGGCTTCAGCACTTCTGCTCACGCTATTGGTTCTCCCTGCCATATTCAAGTTATGGAAAAGCAAAGAACTGACTAAAACCGAATAGAAAATCAGGGGCAGTACTGACTGCCCTCTTAACAAAACAATCAACAACAGAAAACAAAAGAACACGACTTAAAAAGGAAAAAACCATGAACAAGATGACAAAAACACTGATTGCAGCCGCACTGACTTTCTCTGCCACCGCAGTATTGGCCAACACCATGGATCACTCCAAGATGGACCATTCTAAGATGGATCATGGAAAAGTGGACCACAGCAAAATGGATCACGGCAACATGAAAGAAGGCAGCATGAAAATGGATCACTCATCAATGATGGGTATGGAAGGCATGTCTGACGTTGGCATGCCAGCAAAAGGGGCGAAGCCTGATAAAGTGGTGCACGTGATGTTGAGTGATGACATGAAAATCACCTTCAAAAAAGAAGTAACGATTGAGCCAAACGACGTGGTGCAGTTTGTTGTGATGAACACAGGCAAAATTGACCATGAGTTTTCGATTGGCTCCGCGGCTGAGCAGCTAAAACACCGTGAAATGATGAAACAAATGGGTAGCCATGCACATGACAGCGGCAGCACTGTAACGGTTCAACCAGGCAAAGCCAAACAGCTGTTGTGGCATTTCCATGGCGATAACAAAGTCGAGTTTGCATGTAACATTCCAGGCCACGCCGAAGCGGGTATGGTGAAAAGCATCGAGTTATAA